GTTCTGGCATTGAAACATCTTTTGTTGGTGTTGTTAATGTTTCAGCCGCAGAATAAAAATACTTCACACTTGATCTACCTGATTCATCGGATATCATGACAAAGTCATCATTAAAATGTAAACTAGGACTATTGACTAAACCTGTTACACCGATAAATTCATTTAAATCATATATACCAAAGTCTTTTAAAAACTTTTCAGGTATATCAGCTCTGGCAACTACATTACGTGCCTCACTAATTGTTTTAATAGGACTATCCGCTTTAATCAAAATGTTTTGATTGATAGCAGAAAAGTTTCTGAGGATATCCAAAGTGGAATCACTTAATTGCATAATATATACTCCTTCTTAATTTTAGTTTTATTATACCACATTTTTTATTAAAAGTAAACATTTAAACTTTCATTTGAGAGAAATTTCTTTCTTTTGTAAATTCTATTTTTGATTCAAACTTATTATCTAATATGTCACCTTTATGTGATATAATAAATGTATTCGTATCTTCACCTAAAGTATTTAATATTTTTAATAAGTTTTCAACACCATCATGATCGAGTGATGAATCAAAGGTTTCATCTAATATTAATAAATTAGTTGCAACTGAGTTTTTCATCTTTGCTATTTGACGCCATGTGAATAACAATGATAAATCTATTCTTTGTTTTTCACCTTCACTGAAAGATTCATATGTAAAATCATCACGGTATCTTGACCTGATAGTTTCTTGAAAGCTTTCATCTAAATCAAATGAAACAAAGAAATCCAGTACTTGTAAATGTTGATTAACCAGTTTATTAATTGCTGGTAAATATTGTTTTATTATTTTAGTTTTAATTCCAGTATCTCTTAACATTTCACCAATGACACCGTTATAGTTAAACTGTTCAGCTACTTTTAATTTTTCTTCTAACAAGCTTTCTTTATCAGAAGATAATTTTTCAAGTTCATTACGTGCTTCTGATAAATCAGCTGATACTTCTTCATCAAGGTAAGATTTTAAATCTTTATTACTTTGATTTAAAGATGCTATCTCTCTATTATTTGAGTTGATTATATTTGTTTTTTCATTTACTTTTGATATTATTTCTTGTAGTGATGATATTTCTTGTTCAATACGTTTATAATCACTTTCAACCATTCCAAGTGTTGATTCAATTCTATAAGCTTCATTCTTTGTATCAAATACAAGTTTATCTTTATTTTGAATAGGTTGTTCGCATGTTGGGCATTCATCATTTTTTTCTAGAAACAATCCTCTTTTAGCTACAGCTTTAAGTTGCTGTTTTTGTTCAGCTCTTAAAGCTATAACATTATTTTTTCTTTCTTGCAATTCTGTTAAATCTAAATCGTTTTTGTCTTCAAGCTCACTACTTAATTGATTATTATGATCTTGTAGCTTTTGTATTTTTTCTTCGGCAGACTTTATTTGTTTTTCATATTTCTTTTTATTTTCTGTAGTCAATGCCGCAATATCACGAATATATTTAGATTGTTGTGTTATTTTATTTTTAATTAAATCAATAGTATGATTTGTTTTTGATAACTTATCTTTTAGTATGCTATTCTTTTCTTTCAAAATAACATTCATTTTGGAAAAGATATTAATATCCAGAAGATCCTCGATAACATCTCTACGGTGGCCAGCATTAAGTTGCATAAAAGGTATGAAGGAGGAAGAACCTAGTACCACAACTTGATGGAAACTTTTATGATTAAGTTTTAGAATGTTTTGTTCGAGTATCTTCTGATATTCCATTGCATGTGATGATTGATTAATCATCTTGCCGTCTTTCCATATTTCAAACACATTTGGTTTGATACCTCTAACTATTTTAAAATTAGATTTACCTATGGAAAACTCTACTTCAACGACTGCCTGTCTTTGATTTATTGAATTAACGAGTTGGCTTTTCATTATTTTACGATGAGGTTTACCAAATAAACCAAAGGATAAAGCATCAAGCATTGTTGATTTACCTGCACCATTATGACCAACTACTAATGTAGATTTACTTTTTCTAAAATTTATATCTGTAAAAGTATTACCAGATGATAAGAAGTTTTTATAACGAATAGACTTAAATATAATCATGCTATTTCAAGTGCCTGTGCTTCAGTCATTAATTGTCTCATTTCAACTTTTATTTTATTTTTATCTAAATCAGTATCTACAGCATCAATATATGAATCTACTATTTCAGCTGTATCTTCAAAATTCATGTTTTCATCTTCAACATTTGCACCTATGAATTCATTGAAGTTTTCTGCAATCTTTAATTCATAAATATTTTGATTTTGTATGTTATCAATAAACCTATCAAATGTAAAAGGATCTGTTTTGTTGACTACAATAACTTTTACAAACTTTTTAGTTAAATCTCTACTAAAACTACTATAGTCATTCTTCTCATCATCATATAATATTTTTTCAAATAATGTATGAGGATTTCTTATCTTTGTCATTTCTCTTGTTTCAGTATCTAATATATGAAAAAATTTTGGATCATGTGCATCTGACCAGAAAAATTCCATTTGTGAACCAAGATACCAAATGTTATCTTTTTTAGATGAACAATGATAGTGACCACTTAATACCATTTCAAATCTTGAAAATAATTTCGGGTCCATACCATGTTTGTTAGTTAAACCTCTCATTACTTCAAAGCCATTTAATTCTAGATGTGCACCTAACCAATCAGCTTTACAATCTCTTATAAAATTCATGCACAATTCATAATTATCATGACATATCCATGGTACTAATCCAATCTTTAATGAATCATAATGCATTACAGTAGGTTCCATTATAATATGAACTTCATTCATATAATGACCTAAACATTCTTTTAATGAGTTTAATTCATTTGTGTTTTTATAGAATGTATCATGATTGCCCGGTATAATATCCATTGACATACCGCGTTTACGTAACTGATCAAGAAATGTTGTACGATTATGATTCAACGCTTTAAAGTTTACAAACTTACGGTGATCATAGTAATCACCTAAATGTATTATTTGTTTTATATTATTCTTTTCACATGTTGGAAAGAATACTTCATTATAAAAATCTTCAGAGTTTTTTAAAAATATTTCTGATGAATTACGAATACCGCAATGTGTATCGTTCAATATTGCTATCTTCATTGCATAAACTCACTTAAATCAGAATCTGCTATTTTGGTTCTTCTGCGTCTTTTTTCTTTTTTAACGAATTCTTTTATTTCAGTGTCAGTGCTTCTTACTCTTTGTATTCTATCTTTTAAAGTATCAACAAAATGTGTAGCCACACTACCTGCAGCAGCTTCATCACCTACGTCAATAAAGCTTTCGATTCCTGATTTAGTTAAATATTTTAATTTGATATCTTGTTGTTTCTTTTCTTTCGTTATTCTTCTTAAAAAAGCAAACCATGTTATTTGTGTAAAATATGCAAATGCATTTGGTTTTCCGGTTCTTGTTGCCGCTTCTAAATTATAGTTAGATATTGCTTTTAAACAATTTTCTACCGCGTCCATAACCATTTCTTCACGATAAGTATATCTTATAAAGTTTGCTTTATGTGATAAACCTTCTGCTATTCTTAAAAAACATTGTGCTATATAATCTGGAACTTTTGGTAAAGATTCTTTTTCTTTTTTACATTTTTCTACATGACTTACATAATCCACGACTGCTTGTGAAAATGTAGCATTATTAACATAGTGAATGCTTTGTTTACGTGCCATACGTTATCCTTTAATTTATAGTATTATTCTACCATATTTTTGCTGAAATGTACAATATTATTTTTTCTTCTAAGATACGAAAAAAGTCCTGTACAAATGGAAAAAAATGTGGTAAAATAAGATAGTATATCTGTGGAAGAGGGGATATACCCTAATGTACTGTGTCTTTTGGTTTAAACTTAATTACGTTACTTGTTGATGAATCACTATCAGGTATATCATCTTGTGCAAATCTTCCATACTTTTCGTCTAACCAATCGTCAACTTCTTCATCTGTCAAGTGTTTTGTTTGTTCATTTACTTCATCTAAACTAGCCCATAAACCTTTTCTTTTTTTAGTACCTTTTGCTAGATCACCTTTTATTGCTTTCAAGCAAGTATTATAATATTTCAACATTGGTGCTGTTGGATCACTAGTTACAATAACGTGTGATATATTAAGTGAATGTAAAAATTCAGGATCATCTTGAAAAGCCATCCATGGTCTTAATGCAAAAAATCTTATGCCGCGTTGATAATCTTCAACGCTTACTATTTTAAGTGCTTTTTTGATTATGATTTCATCTGTGTCTTCATCAGGCCACGACTGAACCTCACAAACTATTTCATCATTATTTGTTAACTTAAATTGTTTTACTCTTTTCATAATTGCACCTTATATGTTTTATGCATAAATTTTTCTCTACCGTAAATTCTAAGTCTTTCATCTGCATGTAATATTCCATAATTTTTTCTTGATTTCCAACTGATATCATCAACTATATCATATAATGTGGTGTCTTTACCATCATCTGTTTTTCTTAATCCTCTACCTATGCTTTGTAATACACGTATTTGTGATTTAGAAGGTGATGCAAAAACAATATTATGTAGATTCCTAATATTTATACCTGTACTGAATGTACCAAGTGATGCAACTATAATAGCGTTCTTTTGTTTTTCAACAATCATACGTATAGCTTCTCTATCATTTGCAGGTGTGTTACCTGATACAAAAAATATTTTGCGCTCTTCATCTTCTGCATATTGTTTTATATTTTCATATAAAGGTTTGCCGTGTTTTTCAACATAATTATAAAGTACAAGTGTGTTACCTTTTAAATCTAATGTTAACTTTCTTATAAAATGATTTCTTCTTTGATAACTTACAATATGTTTTATTTCATCTTGGTATTTTTGCTTTCCAAAGTTTTTTCTAATTTCATCTGCGTATTGTAAGACGATTCTTCGTATTGATAACTTAGCGAGCGTATCGTTATCTTGTAATGCTCTTGTGCTTGTAACCCTATAAATTTTACCGAAGAGTCCTTGTAAGACCAGTTCATGTGTTAATGCTCCATCTAAAGTACCTGTTGTACCAAACCTATATTCTGCTTCGGTACATTTATTCATAATAGTAGTTAATGATCTCGATTTAAATCCATGACACTCGTCACCGAAAACTGCACCAAATCTGGCAAACCAATCTTGTGGAAAACGATATATCGATTGCCATGTACTTATAATAATTCTTTTAAACGTTTTCTTATCTTTACCTGAATATATTCTATGGCAATGTCTTTCTACATCATAGCCGTAATCTTTAAAATCATTATACATTTGTTCAACTAAAGACGTTGTAGGTACAATTATTAAAATATCTTTTTCTCCAAAAGCAGATAATAACCATCTCATTAAAACATATATTATAAGAGATTTACCTGAACCAGTAGGTGAAAGTAATATAGCATTACGATGTTGTATACCATGACATACAGCATCAAATTGATATGCTCTTATATCGAAAGGTAACTTTAATGCTTTTATAAACTGCATCATAAAATCTACATTTATTTCATTACCAGCATTTGGATTACCATATTCAGTATCTTCCACTTCAATTTCATATTCTCTCGACTCGGCAAAAGAAAGTATTTGAGGAAATAAACCTGCTGGTATTTGACCTGTAGTTTGATTGAATAATCTTATCTTTCCGTCCCATATTCTGTTACGGTAGGCAGGCATAAATCTATAGCCTGGCACATAGAAAGAAAAGAACTCTTTTAATTCTGCACCGATACTTCTGTCACATTCTAGATGTATAGTAGAATGATTTAGTTTCCTGACTCGAATTGTTTCCATTTGATTATGTTCGATATAGTTTGGTGTCGCCATTTTAAATTATCTATAATCTCCGTTAATGTATCAATAGTTGTTTTCCAGTATTGTATTTTTTCTTCAGTTTTTTGTATTTCTGGATCGCTTTCATAATAATAATCCATTTCACCTTTTAATATTTTTAAACCATTAAAAGGATCAGGATTCCAACCTTTTTCTTCTAAAGTTTGTTGATCCATCTTTCCATTATAATATAACCACTTTTCTTTTAATATCTTCTTTTGTTCAAACTCAGCACGTTTTAATTCAAGCTTTGCTGTTGACCAATATTGTAAATATTTTGAATGTAGTGAAGGAGTATGTCTAGATGTTTCATCTAATCTTGCGTTATCAATAATACAATCTTTTTGCCACATATCGTGGACTTGTTTCAAATCAATCATAATGTCTCCAATAATATATATTAACCAGTTACAGAACCCGTAACTGTAAATGATTCAGTAAAAGCACCAGTTGATTTATTTTTAGTTAAGATATCAAAATAAGTAAATCTAAATGATGCACCAAATGTTATAAATGATTCACCACCTGCTGTTGATTGAAATTGTATGTCTGTAAGTGCTGTAGGTATACAATCTTTATATCTTATTCTTACAACTGGATTATTTGAACTCGATAGTATAGATAAAGTAATGTCTGATTGTGCCGGTGGCTTTTCGACTTTTGCTTTATATCTATCTACCGGAGTAGTCATATCCTGATCTAATATTCTTCTCATCCAATCATGCATTTCTGTATATGATTTCATGTCTTCATCTAATATAATATTAGCTAACATTTCATTATACGTAAGTTTATCACCAATAAAAGGTATTGCTGCAATTTTCTTGTATGTTAAATCTGCAGTGTTCA